GTAAAAAAAGATTTACACGACAAGAGTTTTTAGACGGTACTTACACATATTCATGGGACAAAAACCGTTGGGAAAGACTACGAAGAGATGGTTGGATAGAAGTGTGGAGATATAGAAACAGAACAACTATAAAATACTCTGTATTTAAAATATCTTTTAAATGTAGTCAAATGATAAGTAGAATATACAGAATACTTCTAGGCGAAGAAGATCTACCAACATCCGAAAGAAGTATTTTTTACAATAACAAATCATATACAGATAAAGTTTACAACAAAGCTATTGACGATATGATAAAAGATAAAGATAGATGAAAAAAGGACCATTTAAAATGAAAGGCATGACTTTTAAAGAGTCGCCAGCTAAAATAAGTGAAAGTGATTTGTTGAAAGCAGCAAAAGATGAAGCTGAAGCAAGAACTAGTGCTAAAATACAAAAAGGTATGGCTGACTCAAGAAAAACATATTTGTTTGGATTACAAGCTGGTCTAAAAGGACTTCAATCATACATGGGTGCTGGAGGTGACTTTGGAAGTAAAAAAAGAAAAAAGAAAAAAGAAGAAAAAGAAGAAGCAGAATATAAAAAAGCTATGGAAAATCCTGTTGGAGATACAGAACCAGTTTATGATAGTTTTAGAGAAAAACAACTTGCCGAAGGAGATATTACTGAAGGCACTGAGTTAAATATTATAGAAACTGAAATGCCAGAAGGTTCAGCTATATCTATGAGAAAACAAGATACAGTTTTTCCAATGAAGTACGGTAGACGTAAAAAGAAAAAATAATATGGCTTATAAACTAGGTAGTTCAAAAGGTACTCGTATTACGCGTGGTGAAATTAGAAACAAGTTTCGCTTTAAAAAAGAAAGTGGTGATAGCGATATATCTGTGCCTGGTACACCTATAATAAGAAAAGATTTAGGAGAAGGTATTATGGGTGAAGCTAATATGGACGGTAGTATATATATAAACAAAGATATAGTACCTGGTAGTAAAGAAGAAAAACAAGTTATAAATCATGAGATGCGCCACGCTACTGACATGAAAATAGGTAAACTAGCGTATGGTGATGACTTTGTTAAATGGAACGGTAATACATATCCAAGAGTAACTATTGACGGTAGAGATATGATTATAGTAGACGGTGTAGCAAAAGAAGCTGGAGCGCATGATTTTCCTTGGGAACAAGAAGCAAATAATGGTAACGGTAATATAGAATAATTATGGCAATACTAACTTACATTAATAACATACCACTATATTCAACTATAAACGAAGCTTTAGATTATGCACAAGTAGAAAATTTACAAGGTTATCATGTTCATAAGTATAAAGGTGTTGCTGGATATATGGGTGGAAGAACACATCCAAAAGGTATGACTAGCGTAACATATACTTCTACAAATCAAATGCAAACAAATACTCCTACAGCGAGCATGGTTACTACAACAACATCTGCCGCACCATCTAGTACATCTTATAGCGGAGGTATGAGTGGAAGTGGAGGATATTAAAAATTAAATTATGATAGGAAATTTATTATCAAAAGGAACAGCAGAGCTAGTTAAAAACGTAGGTGGAGTTATAGATAACTTACACACATCTGCAGAAGAAAAACTAGATGCTGAAAGAAAAATTAAAGATATGATTATGAGTTACGAAGCTGAGATGCAAAAGCAAGTAACAGAGAGATGGAAGTTAGACATGAACAGTGATTCATGGTTAAGTAAAAATATAAGACCATTAGTTTTAGTGTTTTTAGTAGTAGCAACAGTATTATTAATATTTATAGATGCTGGTGTTATTTCTTTTCAGGTACAAGACAAATGGACAGACTTATTACAATTAGTATTAATAACAGTGATTGGTGCTTACTTTGGCGGTAGATCACTAGAAAAAGTAAAAAAATAATGGGACAAAATTCAACAGAAGTAGCGTACGGCTTTGGACAACTAGGTAGTGCATTTAACGATGGTAATGCAGCTATGGCTCCTCCAACTGGAAAAGTATTTGTAGCTATAACAATGTTAACAGATGTAACTTTTGACACATCAAATGGTTTAGTAGCGGATAATGATAGTGGTAATGGTTTAGAATATATAGGTACTATATTTGCTAGAGATGCAGACGGTAATGCAGACGACGCAGCTCATGACGAATCTTCGCCAACAGCTACACTTGGTTCTGGAGGTGTTGTAGTTGATGTTAGTAATACTTTTCCAAAAGGACTTACTATTTACGGTAGGTGGACAAGTATTAATCCAGACTCTGGTAGTTTTATAGCTTACATAGGTGTATAATGTTAGGATTAGGCGTAGGATTTTACAAGATAGCAGGTAATGAATATCCAATTGGTGGATTTTTACCTGATCAAATAGCAAACTTAGCCTTGTGGTTACCTTATAATACTGGTATAACATCTGATCAAGACAATACTGTAGATTCTCCTGTTAGTCATGATCACTCTACAGCCGCAGGAAACATGGCTGACGAAGATAGAATTAACGCTTGGAACGACGCTTCTGGTAACGCTGTGCACGCAGAACAAGACACTTATGCAGATAAACCACTATGGGAAACAGACGCGGCTGACATTGGTGGTTGTAATTTTACTGGTACAAAGTTTTTTGATCTTGCTCGAACTATAACTATACCAGCAAACACTGATTTTACTATGATTATGAGACTTAAAAGTACGCTGGCAAGCTTACCACATGGTCTTCTCGGTTCTACTGACGATCAAGAGTTTCTTAGAATACATACTACTTCAAAGTTTAGATTAAAAGTTAACAATCAAAACCATAACTTTACCTCTCCATCTGGTACTTTAGCTAACGATACTTATTATACAATAATATTAACAAGATCTAACGGTAGCACAGGTACTTTTAATTTTTATATTAAAGGTGGATCTTACACCACAGACACTGGTGTAGAGTGGACTGGTGGTGGTGCAAGACCAGACGGACCTATAACCATAGTCAATGTAGGTTGTCAAGATGATGATAGTAACCCGTTTCGTGGTGTTTTAAAAGATGTTTTAATTTACAACGGAACAGCTGTAACATCTGACGAAAGAAAACAATTGTTTGATTATATAGAAGGACAAACAAACCCGTATTAATAAAATAAATAATAATAATTAAATTAAATAAAATGGCAAAAAATACAAGTAAAAAAATTAAAGAACTAAAAGGTGTAAAACCTGAAACTATAAACGAACAACAACTAGCTGCAATGCAAGCTTCAGTTAGAACTGTAGATCAATTAACATCTGAAGTAGGTAGTATAGAAGTTAGAAAACACGCGTTAATGAAAGCTATGGAGCAAGTTCAACAAAGGATAGAGCAATTAAGAGTTAGTCTTAAAAAAGAATATGGTACTGATAATATAAATATAGCTGACGGTAAAATAAATTATCCTGAAAATACAGAAGAAAATGGCGAAGCTAATAAGAAAGATTAGTATAGGTAAAGACTATAAGAACGACGCCATGCACTATGCTGTTGGTCAAGAAGTTTACGGAGGTCATACTATTTGCGATATATTAGAAGAAGAAGATAAATATTCTATTTATATTAAAAAAAATAAAGACGTATTACCTTGGAAAGACTTCAATAAAAACATGGCTGTATCTGTAGAATATAACTTAGAATACTAATGAAAAGTGTTTACAACTATGTTGTAAAACCAAAAGGCGGTAGATATAATAATAGTAAAAAAGTTGGTGATAAAGAGTTAATAATTAATACTGAAATATTTAATCACAAACACGTTAATAGAAAAGCAACAGTTTTATCTACGCCTATAATTGGTAATACAATTATTGAGCCAGGCGATGACGTTATAGTACATCATAATATATTTCGTAGATGGCACGATATGAAAGGAGTAGAACGTAATAGTAAAAGCTATTTTAACGAAAATACTTATGTTATATCAGAAGATCAAATATTTTTATATAAAAAATTTTGGGAGTGGAAAACAGTACCTGGTTATTGTTTTGTAAAACCTATAAAAAACTTTGATAAGTTTAACATAAACAAAGAACAACCCTTAATGGGTATTATAGAATACGCTGATAAAGGTTTTAACAAAGGCGATTTAGTTGGCTTTAGACCAAGCAGTGAATATGAGTTCGTAATAGACGGACAAAAATTATATAGAGTTTTATCTAAATTTATTACAATTAAATATGAATATCAAGGAAACGAAGAAACTTATAATCCAAGCTGGGCATAAAGCAGTTGAAGAACTTATTAATGTAGCTAGAGAAAAAATTATTACTAATACAGAAGATGATGTTTCTGCTGATAGACTAAAAAATGCTGCAGCTACTAAAAAACTAGCTATATTTGACGCGTTTGAAATACTTAACAGAATACAAGAAGAAGAAAACTTGCTTGAGGGCAAAGCACCTGAAGAGAGAAAGGAAAAAGTCTTTAAAGGATTCGCAGAAGGTAGATCTAAGTAATGTACGAGCAAAGTTTAGTTAAGGTTATAGAGCCTGTAAAAAAAACTACAATTAGTAGACTTAATAAATCTAAAAAATGGAAATATGGATATAATAAAGAACACGATATTATCGTTATATCAAAAACTGGTAGAATCGGTGAAATACTTGAGATACAAAATCTGCGTATTGCGTTGCCAAAACGACCAATGCAACTGCAAGCACATAAGCTAAATAAATGGGTAAAACAAGAACAACCAAAAGAATTAAAACGTCTTAAAAATATATTTGATTGGAGAGTATATCCAGAAGAACAAAAAGACAAGTGGTTTGATTATATTGATCAAGAATTTAAACGTAGAGAAGAAGGTTTTTGGTTTATAAATAACGGTAAGCCAACATACATAACAGGTACACACTATATGTATTTACAATGGAGTAAAATAGATGTAGGTGCGCCAGACTTTAGAGAAGCTAATAGACTATTTTATATATTTTGGGAAGCTTGTAAAGCAGACAAACGATGTTATGGCATGTGTTATTTAAAGAACAGAAGATCAGGCTTTTCGTTTATGTCATCTGCAGAAACAGTTAATTTAGCTACATTAGCGAGTGATAGTAGATATGGTATATTATCTAAAACAGGTGCTGATGCTAAAAAAATGTTTACAGACAAAGTTGTACCAATTAGTATTAACTATCCGTTTTTCTTTAAACCAATACAAGACGGTATGGACAGGCCAAAATCAGAGCTTGCTTATAGAGTACCAGCTAGTAAGTTTACAAGAAAAAAAATAACAGCTAACGAACAAGTTGAGCACTTAGAAGGTTTAGATACAACTATTGACTGGAAGAATACAGGTGACAATAGTTATGATGGTGAAAAGCTAAATCTGCTAGTACACGATGAAAGTGGTAAGTGGGAAAGACCTGATAACATATTAAATAACTGGCGAGTAACAAAAACATGTTTACGATTAGGTAGTAGAATAGTTGGTAAATGTATGATGGGCTCGACTTCAAACGCATTAGATAAAGGTGGAGACAATTTTAAAAAACTATATAACGCATCAGATGTCACTAAGAGAAATAGAAATGGCCAAACAAAGTCTGGTTTATACTCTTTGTTTATCCCAATGGAATGGAACTACGAAGGATTTATTGATGAGTACGGAGTTCCAGTATTTAATACACCTGACACAGATGTCTTCGCCCCAGATGGTGAACTAATAGATGTAGGTGTAATTGATAACTGGCAAAACGAAGCTGATGGTTTAAAAGATGATCAAGATGCTTTAAATGAATTTTATCGTCAGTTTCCACGTACTGAAGAACATGCATTTAGAGATGAAACAAAAAACAGTATATTTAACTTAGTAAAGATATACGAACAAATAGATTACAATGAAGAGTTAGGTAGTAGTTTAGGTATAACTCAAGGTAATTTTCAATGGATAGGTGGTAAAAAAGATACAAGTGTTATATTTTACCCAGATCAAAAAGGTAGGTTTAAATTAAGCTGGGTTCCACCTCAACACTTGCAAAATAAAGTAATAATTAAAAATGGTATAAGATATCCTGGTAATGAGCATATGGGTGCTTTTGGATGTGACTCATATGATATATCCGGGACCGTAGATGGTGAAGGTTCAAAAGGAGCGCTTCACGGACTTACTAAGTTCAGTATGGAGGACGCTCCAGCTAACAGCTTCTTTTTAGAATACTTATCAAGACCACCTACGGCTGAGATATTTTTTGAAGACGTGTTAATGGCATTAGTGTTTTATGGCATGCCAATACTAGCAGAGAATAATAAACCTAGATTATTATACTATTTAAGACGTAGAGGTTACAGAGGTTTTAGTATGAACAGACCAGATAAAGTTTGGAATAAATTATCTGTAGCAGAAAAAGAAATAGGTGGTATACCTAACTCAAGTGAAGATATAAAACAAGCCCACGCAGCAGCGATTGAAATGTATATACAAGATCACGTGGGTATAAAACGAGATGGCACGTTTGGAAGCTTATATTTTAATAGTTTATTAAGTGATTGGGCTAAGTTTGATATAACTAAACGTACAAAGTTTGATGCAACAATAAGTAGTGGTTTGGCTATAATGGCTTGCAATAGACATTTATATGCACCAAACGCTAAAGTAGAAAAACCAAAATTAAATATACATATTTCTAAATATTCTAATAGAGGAAATATGTCTCAAATAATTAAAGAATAAGTATGGCAGAGTCTGTTATAAAAAATTATTTTCCTAGCCAAGTTGTTAGTGATGCTGAAAAATTAAGCTATGATTATGGCTTGAAAGTAGGTAAAGCTATTGAACAAGAGTGGTTTAATAAAGAAAGAGGTTCTAATAGAAATAGATATAGAACTAACTATAATAACTTTCGTAATTTAAGATTATACGCTAGAGGTGAACAATCAATACAAAAATACAAAGATGAACTATCTATAAACGGTGATTTATCTTATTTAAATTTAGACTGGACACCTGTACCTATAATACCTAAGTTTGTAGATATAGTTGTTAATGGTATTGCTGAAAGAACTTATGATATAAAAGCTTATTCTCAAGATCCATATGGTATGGCCAAGAGAACTAAGTATATGGAGAATATTATGTCAGATATGCAATCAAAAGGTTTTAATGATTTCGCATTGCAAAACATGGCTATAGATCTTAGAAAAAGTGACCCAGCAACTTTACCAGAAACTCAAGAAGAGTTAGATTTACACATGCAGCTTGGTTATAAACAAGCAGTTGAACTAGCAGAAGAGCAAGCACTAAGAACATTGTTTGAGGGTAGTAGATACGAGCTAACCAAAAAACGTTTTTATTATGATTTAACAGTGTTAGGTATTGGCGCTGTAAAAACTACTTTTAACACTTCACAAGGTGCTATTGTAGAATATGTTGATCCTGCTGACTTAGTTTATTCACATAGTGACTCGCCTTATTTTGATGATATATATTATGTTGGTGAAGTAAAAGATATACCTGTAAACGAGTTAGTAAAACAATTTCCACACTTAGAGCAAGAAGATTTAGAAGATATTATAAAAAATAAATCTTACGCAAAACAAAATAGTAACTCATATAATCACAAAGAAGATACAAATACAGTTCAAGTTTTATATTTTAATTATAAAACTTATATGAACGAAGTATATAAAATAAAAGAAACAGGTACAGGTGCAGATAAAATAATACCTAAAGATGATCAATTTAATCCCCCAGAAGGTAAAGAAGGTGAATATAGTAAATTAATAAGATCTATAGAAACTCTTTATGAAGGAGCTTTAATATTAGGTACAGATAAATTACTTAAATGGGAGATGGCTAGTAATATGATGCGTCCTAAAAGTGATTTTACAAAAGTTAAAATGAACTACAGTATTGTAGCTCCACGTATGTATGAAGGTAGAATTGAGTCGTTAGTTGGTAGAATAACTGGTTTTGCTGATATGATACAGCTTACACATTTAAAGCTACAACAAGTAATGTCTAGATTAGTACCAGATGGTGTTTATTTAGATGCTGATGGTTTAGCTGAAATAGATTTAGGTAACGGTACAAACTATAATCCACAAGAAGCTTTAAACATGTTCTTCCAAACAGGTAGTGTTATTGGTAGATCGTTTACTCAAGATGGTGATATGAATCCTGGCAAAATACCAATACAAGAGATACAGTCTAGTAATGGTGGCGCTAAAATGCAAAGCTTAATACAAACATACAACTATTACTTACAAATGATTAGAGATACTACCGGGCTTAACGAAGCTAGAGACGGTAGCATGCCAGATAAAAACGCTTTAGTTGGTGTACAAAAATTAGCAGCTGCTAATAGTAATACAGCAACAAGACATATACTGCAAGCTGGTTTATTTTTAACAGCTGATATAGCAGAACAACTATCACTTAGAATATCTGATATTATAGAATACTCACCAACTAAAGATGCTTTTATACATAGTATAGGTGTTCACAATGTTGCTACGTTAGAAGAGATGTCAGAACTACATTTATATGACTTTGGTATATTTATAGAGCTTTTGCCAGACGAAGAAGAAAAAGCCGTATTAGAAAACAATATACAAATGGCTTTACAGCAACAAACTATAGATTTAGAGGATGCTATTGATCTTAGAGAAATAAGAAACGTTAAATTAGCTAATCAAGTTTTAAAAATACGTAGGAAAAGAAAAATGGCTAAAGATCAGCAAATGCAACAAGAAAACATGGCTATGCAGTCACAAGCTAACCAAGCTGCAACACAAGCAGCCGCACAAGCTGAAATACAAAAAAACCAAGCTATTAACGATGGTAAAGCTCAACTAGAACAAGTTAAAGCACAACTTGATTCTCAACGTATGATGCAAGAGGTTGAGCACAAAAAAGAGTTAATGCAGCTAGAGTTTCAAATGAACATGCAGCTTAAAGGTATGGAAGTAGAAAATAAAAGAGCTATAGAAAAAGAAAAAGAAGATCGTAAAGACGAAAGAACTAGGATTCAAGCTACACAACAAAGCGAAATGATTGATCAAAGAAATGCTGGTAAACCACCTAAAAACTTTGAGTCTGCAGGTAATGATATACTAGGAGGTGGCTTTGATTTAGGTGTGTTTGATCCTAAGTAAATTTATTAATTATTATTATATTATATTATGGAAGAAAATAAAGAAAACGTAGTTGAAGAAACTACACAAGAAACAACTCAACAAGTTGAAGAAACTATAAAACCAAATATTAATGAAGACGGCGATTATGTCGTTAATTTAGATAAACCAACTGAAAATGAAACTAAAGAAGATAACACTGACGACAGCGGAGTGGCTACAGAGCCTGAAAATGCCGAGTCCACACAAGAACAAAAAGAAATACAACCGGAAGCAGAAACACAAGAGCAAGTACCAGCACTAGAAGAAGTAACTGAAGAAACAACCGAAGAAGAAGTTGCTAAAGTTGAAGAGCAAGTTGAAGAAGCTGTTGCAGAAGCTCAAGCTACTGGTAAACCACTACCAGAAAATATACAGAAGTTAATTGACTTTATGGAAGATACTGGTGGTGATATACAAGATTATGTAAAGCTTAATCAAGATTATAGCAAGTTAAATGACAACGATGTTTTACACGAATACTATAGACAAACAAAACCACATTTAACTAATGAAGAAATAAATTTCTTAATGGAAGATACTTTTAAGATAGATGAAGAAGAAGATACTGACAGAGAAATAAGAAGAAAAAAATTAGCGTTAAAAGAGCAAGTTGCCAGCGCTAGAAGCCACTTGGACGGGCAAAAGTCCAAATACTATGAAGAAATCAAAGCTGGTTCAAAGCTTACGCCTGAACAACAAAAAGCTGTAGATTTTTTTAATAGATACAACAAGGAGTCTGAAGCAAATGAAAAAATAGCACAAAAACAAAAATCTACTTTTTTAAATAAAACAGAAAACGTATTCAATAATAATTTTAAAGGTTTTGATTACAATGTTGGAGATAAAAAATATAGATTTAATATTAAAAATGTAGATGAGGTTAAAGAAACTCAAAGCGATATTAATAATTTTATAAGAAAGTTTCTTGATAAAAATAATATGATATCTGATGCTAAGAGTTATCACAAATCTTTATACACTGCTATGAACGCTGATGCTATTGCTAAACATTTTTATGAACAAGGCAAAGCAGACGCTATGAAATCAAGCGTTGCTAAAGCTAAGAATATAGATATGAATCCAAGGCAAAACTTAGGAAACGTTGCGCCTGATGGGTTAAAAGTAAAAGTACTAGGTGATACTGCTTCTGATTTTAAGTTTAAAATTAAAAACAACAAATTTAAAAAATAACAATTTAAAAATTATTAATTATGGCAATTTCAAATCCTGGAGGTTTGTTAAATAGTGTTCCAGCTCCACAAAAGCAAACACTAGATTCAAACTATATAGATTTTACGAGCGCTGACACTAAAGGTTGGGCGCAACAATACCTGCCAGACTTGATGGAAAAAGAAGCTGAAGTTTTTGGTAACAGAACTATTTCAGGTTTTTTATCTCAAGTTGGTGCAGAAGAGTCTATGACTTCTGACCAAGTTATTTGGACAGAGCAAGGTAGATTACATATATCAGTTAAAGGTACGTTAAATACAGGTAATTCTGTATTTACTGTAACTTCTGATATTGATGGAAACAATGCTGGTACTACTAACGTGTTTACTTTAGCTAACCATGGTGTTAGATTAAATGATATCGTTTTAGTAGCTGTAGCTGGTAGAGTAATAAGAGCTCACGTGACTAAAGTTGATGGTGTAGAAATTACAGCTCAACCATTTAACGTTGAACATTTTGATGATGATTCATCAATCGCAACTGCTTCAGCTACTGCTGCAACTTTATTAGTTATTGGTTCTGAATTTAAGAAAGGTGTTACTGGTCAAAACTCTTATGGATCAGGTACTGGTTCTACAAGAACTGTTAAACCAACTCACGTTTCTTTCACTAATAAGCCTATCATAATGAAAGATGCTTATGAGATCTCTGGATCTGATGCTTCTCAAATTGGTTGGGTTGAAATTAGTGGTGAAGCTGGTCAATCAGGTTACTTATGGTACTTAAAAGCTGAAGGTGATACTAGATCACGTTTTACTGATTACTTAGAGATGACAATGGTTGAAGCTGAGAAAACTGCAGCTACATCTCATATTGTTGACGCTGGTGGTACTAACGATACTGACTATGCTGCTTTAGGTGCTAATTCTGGTACTGAAGGTTTATTCGCGGCTATTGAGTCAAGAGGTAATGTAACTACTGGTATTACTGGTGTTAACGCTGCTACTGATTTAGCTGAGTTTGATGCTATCTTAGCTGAGTTTGATAATCAAGGTGCTATTGAAGAAAACATGTTATTTGTAAATAGAGCTACTAGTTTAGCTATTGATGACATGTTAGCTTCAATGAACTCTTACGGAGCTGGTGGTACTTCTTACGGAGTATTTGACAACTCTGAAGATATGGCATTAAATTTAGGTTTCTCTGGTTTCAGAAGAGGTTCTTATGACTTCTACAAGTCTGACTTTAGATACTTAAACGACAAAGCTACAAGAGGTGGTATAAACGAAAGAGGTACTACTGATGCTGTTAGAGGTGTTATTATACCAGCTGGTGTATCTTCTGTTTATGATCAAACGTTAGGTAAGAACTTAAAGCGTCCTTTCTTACACGTTAGATTTAGAGCTTCACAAACTGATGATAGACGAATGAAAACTTGGACTACTGGTTCGGTTGGCGCTGTAACATCTGATTTAGATGCAATGCAGATTCACTATTTATCAGAAAGATGTTTAGTTACTCAAGGTGCTAACAACTTTATGTTAATGAAGTAAATCATTATTAAGTCGAGGCTTCGGCCTCGGCTTTTTTATTAATTTTATTATATATTATATTATGGCAAAAAAACAAAAAACTGAAAAGGTAGAGGTACCTGTTGTTGAAACACCAGTTGTTGAAACACCAAAACCTAAAAAAGATACTTGGGAAATAAAAGATAGAATATACTATTTATTAAGAGATAGAAAGCCTTTGAGCTACACTATAAAGTCTTCAGGTATATATTATTTTGATGAAGAAAAAGGTTACGAAAGAGAATTAAAATATTGTGAAAATCAAAAAACTCCTTTTGTTGATGAAATGAAAGGTGATCAAAGATTAGAACATATAGTATTTAGAAACGGACACCTTCATGTTCCAAAAGAAAAAACAACTTTACAAAAACTATTAAGCTTATATCATCCAAACAGAGATAGTTTGTTTTATGAATATAAAGCAGAAGAAGAAGCAAAAGATGAACTTGCTTTGATAGAGTACGAAATAAAAGCTTTAAATCTTGCTAATACTTTAGATATAGATATGGCTGAAGCTATTATGCGTGCAGAAATTGGATCTGAAGTATCTAACATGAGTTCTAAGGAACTTAAACGTGATTTACTTATATTTGCTAAGAAAGATCCTTATTTGTTCTTAGAGCTAGCTACAGATGAAAACGTTCAGCTTAGAAACTTTGGTATTAAAGCTACAGAGATGGGTATATTAACTTTATCAGGAGATCAAAGAACTTTTACTTGGACTTCTAATGGTAGAAAATTAATGAACGTGCCTTTCGATGAACATCCTTATTCAGCTTTAGCTGCTTGGTTTAAAACTGACGAAGGTATGGAGATTTATTCTAATATAGAAAAAAGATTAAATCAATAATAATTATGGTTACCCTTCGGGGTAACCTTTTTAAAAATTTAATATGGATAGAAATTTAAGAAATTATAGTCAAAGATCTAGAGGTTTAGGCGATACCATAGCAAAGTTTACTCATGCTACTGGTATTCATAGTTTAGCACAAATAGGTGCTAGAGTAGTAGGTAAAAAAGATTGTGGATGTAAAAAAAGACAAGAAGCTTTAAACAAAGCTTTCCCATATAAAAATAAGTAATATGATATTTATAGATACTGTACATCAAAGAGTTTTAGCTTTAGCTAATAAAGAAAATAGAGGTTATATAACTCCTTTAGAGTTTAATCTTATGGCTAATCAAGCTCAGATGGCTATATTCGAACAATATTTTTATGATTTAAATCAATTTAAAAGAGATCCTAATAACTTAACAGATGTAGGTAGTTTTTCAGATTTACCAGAAATGATAAGAATGAAGCTACGACCATTTACTGGTTACGGTGTTCCAACAGCAGACACATATCAAGTAGGTAAAATATTTTATGAACCTAACAATAATACAGCAACAGCTCTTGAAGCTAGAAAAGTTGATGATAACGAAGCTAGGTTTCTTTTAACATCTGCTTTTCATAGAAGAGGTTTAAGAAGACATCCTATTTATATAGAAAGAGGTGGTGAGTTTATAGTATATAACCATGAAGGCCCGCAAACAGCTGGGGTTTTTGCTGAAGTAATTAGAAGGCCTAATAGAGCGGAGTGGGGCTATAATGTTGTTGCTGAAAAAGCTTTATATAACGCTAGCTCTTCTACTGACTTTGAACTTCACGAATCAGAAGAAAATAATCTTGTTATGCGTATATTAGGTTTAGCAGGTGTAATTATAAATAAACCAGAGCTAGTAGCTATATCAGCGCAAACAGATTCAAAAGATATTCAACAACAAAAAATGTAAATAAATGACTAATTATTATAATAGATTTTTTCCTAGTAATTTTGGAGCATATCAATATGTAAACATGGAAGATGTAATTGATAACTTTATGGCTACTTACGTTGGAGAAGGTAAACTATTAGAAAGAACTTTACGTGCTGACGCTAGTTTTCACGGCCATAGGGCTTTACAAGAATTATCTTATGACACGTTAAGATCTCATAAGTCGCAAGAAATAGAAATACCGCCATCGCTAAGTATGATACTACCTGAAGATTATGTTAACTATGTTAAGTTAACTTGGAGTGATGAATCAGGTATACAGCATATTATTTATCCTACTGATAAAACATCAAATCCTACAGCAATAAAACAAAACGATGATGGTGATTATAGAATTACAGCTACAGCTACAGTAACAGAAGGATCTGCAGAAATAGTTTTAAATGAACAAAGACTAGACATAAGATACGGTATGTTTGTTCAAAGCGAAGGTACTTTAAACAACTCTAATTGTACTATTCACGAAATAGAATATGGTACTTCTACAACTACTATAACTTTAGCTGAAGCAGGTGATACAACTGTTTGTCAATGTCTTTGGGGTACTGGGGCTTCAACAAATTCTCAAGCAACTTTTCATTTTACTAGTAACCCAGCAACTTTTTCACAACAAGAAGAAACTCCAGTACTTTTAGAAGGTACTTCTTGGCCTTCTAGTGCTTCTCAGGAAATAGTAATTACAGCAGCTAGCGCTGATGATGCTTCTAAAGTAAGTGTTGGTATGATAGCTGCTAATGAAAATTTACCAGTAGGAGTTAGAGTTCATAGTGTACAAGGTGATAAAATAATATTAACAGCAGACTCTGCAGTAAGTGCTGCAACAGGACAAGACGTAGTTTTTTATAGCTCAAATACAAACTCAGATACTAGCTCTAAATATAAACTTGCAACTCCAGCAGAAAACAATAACGATGATTATGAAGATGATTCGTATTGGCCTAATCATGGCGAAAGATATGGATTAGAACCTTCACACGCTCAAATAAACGGTAGCTTTTATATAGATTATAAAGGTGGAAAAATACATTTTAGTTCTAATTTATCTGGAAAAACTGTGATACTTAAGTATATAAGTGATGGTATTGACACGTCTTCTTTTGAAAGCATGTTAATACCTAAACTAGCAGAAGAGGCGGTTTACAAATGGATGGCTTATGGTTGCGCTTCAGCTAGAACAGATATACCAGAATACATAATAAGAAGATTAAAAAAAGAAAGATTTGCTGAAACTAGAAAAGCAAAGCTAAGATTATCTAATATTAAATTAGAAGAAATAAGCCAGATATTAAGAGGTAAGTCAAAACAAATTAAACACTAATAAAATATGCCGGATCTTAATCATAGATTTTCATCAGGTAAAATGAACAAAGACCTTGATGAAAGGTTAGTGCCTAATGGTGAATATAGAGATGCTTTAAATGTAGAAGTTGCTACTTCTGAAGGATCTGACATGGGTACTGTGCAAACTCTTAAAGGTAACGTAAATGCTTCAGCAATACTAGAAACAATTGATCCTAACGGTAATGAAAACTTTTATTGCGTAGGTAGTATTGTAAACGAAAAAAACGATAAAATATATTGGTTAGTATCTGGTGTTACAAAAGATTTAATTGTTGAATATGATTATACAACAAAAACTACTGTACCTGTCGTTGTAGATATATTTACAGCAGGTGTTTTACCAGGTAATGACAGTGGTAGAGCTTTAAACTTTGATAGATCATTGTATATTACTGGTATAAATATTATAGATGATTTGTTGTTTTGGACAGACAATTACACAGAGCCAAAAAGAATACATATAGAAAGATGTAAATTAGGTTCTGTTGATTTTAACACGCAAACTCAATTTTACGTAAGAGATGCGGCTGATATAAATCCAAATAACGAATACATACCTATAGGTCCTATTATACAAGAACATATTACCGTTATAAAAAAAGGACCTCCTAACGCTCCAGTTCTGGAGATGAGAAATACATTAAGACAAGAAACAGATGCAAGTACAACATACGGTAGTTTTGTACCTGAAGCTTTTTTGCAAATATTTGGACAAATAGATTTAAGCGCTGCTACAAACCAAGATCCTTTTATAGATAGTGATGGTAATTTAATAACTGATACTACAGTAGTTATTGACTTTGCTCCTTATGCTTTAACAGGTCAATACCCAGACTTTCATAATGGTGATTACATAAGAATATATCCTGGCGAAGGAGAACCAGAGGGTGATGATTATATTAGAGCTCAAATAGTAAACGGTATTGATCATTCTGTAGGTTGGAACGGTACTGTTGAAATACAAATTTTAGCCGGTACACGCATACACTCTGACGATAACATGTATTATGTAATGTTAGAAGACGGTGAAACTTTATTTAAGTTTAAATTTCCAAGATTTGGTTTAAGATATAAATATGAAGATGGTGAGTACTCTGCTTTTTCACCTTTTTCACAAGTAGCATTTTTACCAACTAGTTTTGATTATAGACATAAAGAAGGTTATAACTTAGGTATGGTTAATAACTTAAGATTTTTAGCTATAAAAGATTTTGTTCATGGTAGGCAAATACCAGACGACGTTATATCTATCGATATACTTTACAAAGAATCTAACTCTCCTCTTGTTTATACCGTAAAAACAGTTAAAAGATTTACTAATGACTGGAAGCCTGGTTGGGCGCCTGGTCAAGTTGCACCTGATGATTCAATACAAAGATATAGTGAGTGGAACGCAATAGGTCCTAATCAAGGGCCAGGCACAGATGCTGGTGTAAACAACATTTCTTCTAACCAAAGAACTAGAGGTTGGACTAGAATAACATCAGAAATGATACACGCTGTTTTGCCTTCAAATCAATTATTAAGACCCTGGGATAACGTGCCGAGAGTTGCTTTGGCGCAAGAAGTTACTGGTAATAGAATAGTATACGCTAATTATTTACAAAACTTTAATTTATTTAATACTCAAAGTACAGTTTCTTCTGCTTTGCTTAACTCTTCAGAACATAACTACGGTGAACTGGAGGCTAGTAAAGATATAGATATTGATATAAAAATAGGTTATAAAGCTAAAAAAATAAATGAAACTATACTTTTACCTGAACAGAAAAATGCTTATTTAGAAAGTGGTGATACTAGTAGTTATAATCCTGCTAAATCAATTAAAACACTAAGAACGTATCAATTAGGAGTTGTTTATATAGATGAGTTTGGTAGAGAAACACCTGTTTTTTCTGACAATAAAAAAGGTGAAAATACAGTGTATTTAGAAAAAGATGTAGCTAATAGATCTAATTATTTAACAGGTCAACTGTTTAATATAGCTCCTGAGTGGGCTAAATATTTTAAGTTTTTTATAAAAGAAACTTCAGGTGAATATTACAATTTAGCAATGGATCGTTGGTACGATGCTGAAGATGGTAACATATGGTTGTCTTTTGCATCATCAGAAAGAAACAAGGTTGACGAAGAAACATTTTTAATACTTAAAAAAGCTCATGATAGCGACAGAGCTATATATGAAGATCCAGCTGCAGATAATTATCAAGGTTTTATAAAAACAAAAGCTAGATATAAAATAATAGCAATATCTAATGAAGCACCTATATTTGTAAAAACAACTAAAACAAATAAACCAACTTTTTTAGATAATAGTGGTGATCTTATAGCAACAGCTAGTGGTGTTGGTTTTCCTCAAGTAGGTACTAATAATATTTATATAGATAGAACTAATGCTGATGCACAAGGTTGGGGTAGTATATTAGGTGTAGCTGAAGACGCAGAACGTGTAGATATATCAAAGTTTGAACTTAGAGTAAAAGGTCCTGAAGGTATTAGCGCTTGGTATAAAGTTAAAAACGTATCACTTGTAAATATTGGTAGTGGTTTTTATAATATAGTTGTACAAAAATTATTTAAAGCAGATATAGAAGTATTATCTTTAGACGGTCAATACACTAGCTATACTGGTGGTGGGGAAATAGAATTAGTAGAAAATATTGTTGAAAACAAACCAGAGTTTGACGGTAGATTTTTTGTTAAAATTAAAAAAGATATAAATCTTATAGAAAATATAATACAAGAGTCTAGTCAATCAAAAAACTATGTAGTTTCACAAGCTTTACAATCACAATATATTAATCCAGATTCTGTAGATTCAGGTGGTAATAGTCAAGCTTTTAATGAAGAGTGGTATAATATACCTGGTAGCTCAGGTGGTGTATTAGATCTTCACGAAATATCTGTTTCTGAAGAAAATGATATAACATACTTTAGCCCAGGTGATCAAGGCGTAGGTGAAGAATATTGGGATAAAGCTAGTAGATCAGAAGCGGCTTCTACAGAAACTAATGCAGATTCTAATGGTTGGTTTATAGATAAAGTAGAAGGTTTTAGACCTTTTAAATACGTTAATTACTTTTTTGATATTGATGATCAATTTGGTGTTAACGATAGAACTCATATAGATGGAGCTTCAGATATCCACAATCATATGACTCTTGGTAGTGTAACTACACAACATGATTATTTTGGACAATACGAAGATAGAGGGGGTTTACAAGTATTAGGCACAAACACGTATGAAAGAGGAAATTTTGATGATTACTTATTACAGTTTACTAATGGTAACATGCCTGTTTATAGACCACAACTTTATACAGATGGAACACCTATTGGTATTGGAAATTATAGCCCTGGAGTTACTGGTAAAGAAATAATAAGTGAATTAAGAAACGCTCCAGGTACTCAAAACGGTAAAATTGTACCTTCTGTGGGTATAGATACAGACGATAATGTTATACATTTATCTTACTCTGGTATTGGTGATGAAGGCAGTCCAACAGATGTGCCAGAAAATTTATCTGAATTACGCTTAGATTTTTCTGATTATTCAAGTTTTAATCAATATGTTTCTGATCAATTATTTATAAATTCAATATGCACTCCTGGTACTATATGGAGATGGAGAGAAGATCCAGATAAAATTCTTTACGTAACTAAAACTCCTAACTATGATGATATTGATCAAGATGCTCTTGAGTGGGGATATAATACTAGAGATTATATAAATGGCGGCGCTTATTATGGTGTTGCTTTATATAACTACGTAATATTTCAAGATTATTATAGACCAAACACGCATGAGGCTAGTGGAGTTAGCGCAACGCACTTAAGCTGGGCTTCTCAAGGTTTTCCAGATACATTTGAAAATGATGACTTTGAGTTTCCAGAAGAAAATCCTTCTGGTAGTGGAAACTGGGTTTTAAGTATGTCTGATAACTCTGGTGTTGCAGTTCCTGCTGCTGGGGCTGGTGCTGCTATAGATCAAATAAGTGAGTTTTTAATGAGTTACGGTACGGCTTGGGCAGATTTTTATCAAAATGCTGATGGTGTTGAACAAGGTGGTGATAATCCTTTAAGATTTGGTAGAACATCTGGTGAGTGGACTTGGAATAACGCAGGTCCTGAAATAACAGGAAACTGTCATTACTATCATCCGCAAAGAGTTAAAGAGTTTTGGAGAGGTATAGCAAAAAGAAGAAGGTATCAGTTTCACGCTGTAACTTTTGAAGACGATGGTAGCGCGCCACAAGGTTTAGGCGTTAAAGGTGATTCAAAATATTTACCTACAAATCCAACTGATCTTCCACCGCATTATGATCTTGATAGTTCAACGCTTGCAATTACTGTTAAAAGTACAGTGCCAGCAACACCGGCTCCGGGTATACGTTCTGATGGTATGTATTCTGGTTCTGAACTTTCTAGCGGTGATACAGTTCCTTTCTTTAAAACAGAAGATGAAAGTGGTAATATTTCTTTAGCACCAGGTACTTGTACTTGGCAAATATTAGAATCATATTCTGAATATGAAGAATTAAATTATTCAAGCTCTAATCCAGCTATATGGGAAACAGAACCAAAAGAGCAAGTTGATTTAAATATATACCAAGAAGTAGGACAGATATATCCAATAGAACTTAACGATGAAACTAACGAGCAGTTAGTTGGGCCAGTGCATCCTAGAACATTTGAATATTATAATAGCTTTGTTAGATGTTATAGATCTAACGCAACGATAAGACTTCTTGACAGTGATAGCGGTTTATTTAGCAGCAGTGATATAAGAGTACAAAGAATAGAAGATAATGTACTTTATTTATGCGATGTTGAAGGTGTTGATTTAAACAATGTTGTTAACAATCCAACTCTTCCAGTTGAAGGAGATACTTTAGAGTTTATTAGAGCCGATAGAGGTACAACAAGAGCTTATGTTATTGCTGTAGACGAAACTACTGGCGCTATAACTTTAGCTAGAGATTTACATAATCATCAAGTTAGATTACCTTGGCATAATTGTTATTCGTTTGGTAATGGTGTTGAATCTGATAGAATACGTGATGACTTTAATCAAGTTACTATAGATAATGGACCTAAAGCTTCAGCTACATTAGAAGAACCATATAAAGAAGAAAGAAGAGGTAGTGGTTTAATTTATTCTGGTATATACAACTCAAGAAGCGGTATAAATAATTTAAATCAGTTTATACAAGCAGAAAAAATTACAAAAGATTTAAATCCTATATACGGTACAATACAAAAACTATATAGTAGAGATACTAACTTAGTAACTTTTTGTGAAGACAAAGTATTTCAAATATTAGCCAATAAAGACGCTTTGTTTAATGCTGATGGTAGTTCTAATGTAACATCAACAGATAGAGTTCTTGGTTTTGCAAAAGACTTTAGAGGTGATTTTGGTATATCTAAAAATCCTGAATCATTTGTTGCTGAGTCTTATAGGATGTATTTTACAGACAAAACAAGAGGTTCTGTTATAAGATTATCTGCAGATGGTATGACGCCTATATCTGACTATGGTATGCAAGATTATTTTGCTGATAATTTAAAACATGCTAATAGATTAATAGGTACATTTGACGAAAAGAAACAAGAATATAATTTAACGTTAGATCACAAAGATTATCCAATACCTATTGATCCTATAGTTATGGCTACAGCCAACGTAGAAATAGAAGCTGAACTAGTAGGTAATGATTATTTTCCTACTAATAGATTAAAAGTTGCTACAAACGTACCTATTATAGCAGGGCAAATAGTAAGAGGCCCAGGTTTACAACCTAACACTGTTGTTACTGGAACAAGTATACAGTTTGGTATTTTATATGTAGAAATAAGTCCTGCGCCAGATTTAGCAGAAGTATCACCATTATTAGGCCCTAGTGTTCTTGGTGATTGGTCTGGTTGGTTTACACCTATTACAATATCTCAACCTTCTTCGTACGCTTCTATATTTTCAAATACAACTAATGCTTTAGATAGAACTGTATCTTTTTCTGAAAGAGTTAAAGGTTGGGTAAGTTTTAAATCATTTATACCTGAGGGTGGTGTTAGTTTAAACAATACATACTACACGTTTAAAAAAGGTATATTATGGGAGCATCATGCTAACGAAACTAGAAATAATTTTTATAATGATCAGTATGACTCTAGCGTTGAAGTGCTTTTTAACGATGCGCCTAATGTAGTTAAAAGTTTTCAAACGCTTAATTACGAAGGTACTCAATCAAGAGTAACTCCCGATACAGTAAATGATGGTGAATATTGGGACAACTATGAAAAAGCTGGCTGGTATGTAGATAATATGATAACAGACTTGCAAGAAGCAGGGCAGCAAGAGTTTAGAGATAAAGAAAACAAATGGTTTTCGCAAATAAAAGGTGTGACTACGCAATGGTTGGATGACGGTAAAGCTGGTAATATAGATACAAGAGAGTTTTCATATCAAGGTATAGATAATAATTATGAAAAATTTGTTATTGATGGCGGTTATACTTCTTATGATTGCGCACCTTGTCCTGGTTGGAACGGTGTTTATGGAATAATGGAGCTAGGGCCTGGAACATCGAGAACTCTTGATTTTAGCGGTCAAACTTTTGGACCAATAACTAGTACACCACATAGTACAATACTTGCTGCCTTTACTGGATTTAGACAGGCTAGAGCTGAAATGTATGAATGGTTTTTTGATAATCCAACTTTTAAATTCAGAAATTATTATCATTTAACGTATCAATATCGACCATTGATACCGAACTATTATTATATAAACGGTGGAACAGATCCAGCTGATCATATAGGAGGCATGTACATGGGTGCTGCTAATTTTGTGCATACAGCAGGATATGGCGGACATGCGCCAGGCGCAGGGCAGTATATTTTACCTTCAACTCTTAACGTAGGACAACGCACTGAGCTTACTACAGCAGAAGAGGCTATAAATTATTTTGCAACTCATTACAATACTGCTACGTATGGAAATCCTAATTTCCGTATTGGTATGAGTTATGCTGAATTTAAAGATAAAGCGTTTAGCTTATCGCCAACACCAGGCACAAATTTTACTGGCGGGCATCAATATATTCAACCATTAGACGCTGCTCCATACGCAGGTAATTTGCATAGAATTAGTTGTGGTAATGGTGGTTTTGCATGCCGAGAAGTACCAGGTAAAGTTGGTGAGCCAGGAGCTGGTCAATATGCTACTTTATCACAATGTGAAAACGATCCAACAAATAATTGTGGTATAATAGGTACTTCTTTTGATTGTGATCCTGTGCTTGGCTGTCATGAAGTCACAGGTTCTTCAGGGCCTTATTCTAGCTGGTGTGAGTGTATACAAAATAGTAGTTGTTGTGCTAATATAGGTGTTGACGTAGTTGGTTTAGATGGTATAGGCGTAGTAAGTAATTCTGCAACTCAATATTATACAGATAACTGCGATCCTAATGCTGTTTATGGCTGTATGGATGTTGATGGTACAAGCACTATAATTAACAATGTAGATGTAACAGAAGACAGACCTACTGGTTGGACTGGTTCTGCTTCTAACTATAATCCTTTAGCTACGGTACATACTTGTGACTGTACTTATACTACAGCGCCAGTTTCTTTTAATTGTTTATCTGATGGTATAGGTGGATTTAGCTGTGTTGATCCAGGCGATGGTAGTGGTTATTATGCAAGTTTAAACGACTGTATAAACGATCCAAATAGTAATTGTTTAGTAACAATACCTTGTGATCCAAATATGCCTTATCAATTTATAACATCAGTGTTAGATGCTACTGGTGTTGTTGGCGCAGCAGATCCTTGTGATCCAACAAACTCTGATGGTCAGATTATTCTTGGTATAGATAATTTAGGGCCTAATGCTGCAAATATAACAGTTGAATTATATTATGATGATGGTTCTGGTGGTTTAGGTAGCCTTGTGTTTGGTAATCAAACAACACAGTATTTTGTAAACGATAATATTACTATTCCAAATCTTGAAGCTGAAAATTATATATTTAGATTTGAAGATGATAATAATTGTGTTTATACAATGCCTATAACAGTTAATTGTAATTTTACTCAACCACCAGTTTGCGATCCTAATAATTTTGGTATTTCAAGTACAGTTACACGAAGTTTTCTTTCTACCGACTGTACTGTAGTTGGTGATTATACTATAACAGGTCAAGCAGAAATAACAGTTCCATTTAACGGTTATGGAACAACAAGTGGAAGCTTTAGACTAAATATAAAAGCCTTTTTAAATCCTGGTACTCTTGGCACAGATATAACTAATCTTGTTTCGTTTAACGGTGTAGTTGGTACTGCTAATACTTCACAAAACTTTACTTTTGGAACTATAGTTACTATTGATGGTATTTTAGCAGTAGCAGCTTCTAACTATAATAATTTTACAAATGGATTACAGTTCCAAATTACAATTACTGATAGCGATGGTTGTCGTACTACAGAAATAATAGAAATACCTTGTAGTGAAATACAAATACCAGCAACAATTGATTGTACTTCTAGTGGTTGTATAGACCCAGGTGACGGAAGTGGCTATTATACAGGCGCTAATGCTTTAGCTAATTGCGTAAATGATTTTGCAAATGGTGTTTCACCTTGTCCTCCTATAGCATCAAATTGTCCATCGCAAGAACCTTTTGGTTCGAGTCTAGGTTCTACTGGTTTATCAGCTGTTTTAAGCGACGCTTTTAACGATGATTGTAACAATGGAGCTTTTCAAGTATACTTTACATCTAATACAAATGCTAGTACATACACGCTTGAGTTGTTAAGAGCTGAACCAGGTAATACTTTTTCTGTTGTTGCTCATCCTAATAATAACACTAATATGGTTCTTGATACTAACAACCAAATGATACCAACAAACTTTATTGGTAACTTTATTACAGATACTATTGTGTTTAATAATTTAGAGGGTGGTTATGGTAATCCAATCGATGGTTTTAATAACGCTGGTGTTCCAGTAGTTGGAGATTCAACTCATTATTATGTACGTATAACTGATAATTTTGGATGTCAAGAAGAATTTGGTCCAGTACCTATAGCTTGCACTAGACCTTTAGCATAATTTATAAAACTTTTTAATATGATATTAAGTATATACAATTTTAAACTATATTATCCTGGTCATAGATATGATGGTCGAACACCATCTGAAGGAGGTAGAGAAGAAGCAAGAGAAACTGAAAGAGAAGAAAGAGCTGAAGACGATACTTCAAGAACTACTGAAGATGAAGCTGCTTATGCTGCTGAATATGGCGTTAGTTTAGAAGAAGCAAAAGATAGACTTCGGTCAATAAATAAAACTGGTGGTGCTTCTTGGACTAAAGCTTCTACTAGTACGTATGACTTTGATACACCTCAAGGAGTTGGACCTGTTACTAACACCAAAGTAGATATAGAAAAAAGAGCTGAATCTAGAGGTGATACATTAAAACGTAAAAAAAGATTAAGAGACTATGGTGATGAGTATTCAGGTGATGGTGACGTTAGGGGTGAAGAAAAAAGAAAAACACCTAATAGAAAATTATATGGCCAACCAGAAGAACCATCTGTTGCTAAAACAAAATACGATAAAGTAATAAGCACTTATTCAATACAAGGTATTGATCACGGTAGATCAAGACCTATAAAACAAACAGGTGAAACTAGAAAAATTGAATTATCTGGAACACCAGGCTCTGTGTTTACTATAACTATTAAAGATAGTGAAGGTTGTAATATATTAGATAAAGATTTAAATAATGTTGAAATACCAAGAAATGGTAAATTTATTTTAAAACAAAAATTTCCTTCTATTTATTCTAGTGAGGGTGTTTCTAGAACTGAACAATATTACAATATTAATTTAACAGTAGCCGCTGATGTTTATGTTAGTAATTCTATAGAAAGAAGTACAACTATATATCAATATAAAGATCCTATAGTTACTTTTAGTAAAACTTATGATACTAGCGGTGATTTACCAACTTTAACTTTAGCTGGTAATGATGTTTCTGTTTCAGGCA